AGAGATTCATAAAGATACAGCAATAGCAGATAAAAAAATTAAGAAATTAGTATATAGTTTATTTGATGAGCCAGCTACAGCTAGAGAATGGATTGCTGAGATAAAATTAAAGAAAGATCAGTATAATAGCGAGAATGAAGATGATAAGATATCTGAGTTTGCTCCTGACTTGCTATCTCAATTTATTTCTGATGGTATTCTTAAGCCATCCAAAGCTGCACAAGCGGAAAAAGAAGGAGAAGGTTCTGGAGAAGTAGAGACTATTGAAGACTTTCCAGAGTCAGATGACGTTGGATCAGTTGCAAGAGAGCTAGGGTATGTAGGCAGAGGTAGAGGCTTCGATCCAGGTAACTTTAGCTTTAGTGACTAAGTAAAAAACGGACTGTTAAAATCAAAATTAGCTACAGACGTTAAACCCTCTTGTGTCACTTCATAAACAACACCCTCATCCAAAGGTTCGCTAGAATCAAACTCAACACTACTAAAATCATTATCGATCAAATTAGCAAATAAGGTACTACCACATCTAGCTAGATATAGCCCACGGTTAGATGCATTAGCTATCCATACCCCAAAAGTGCCCTGTAGTAGAGATAAACCATTTACTATACACTCTAAAGGTGATAATTGACCATCGCCTGCTTCATATACTTTGTCTAAGACATAGGGTATTATACTTGAATCTACAGGGTTTGTCCATTTAGGGGCAAATTCAGTTTTAATGTCATCAAAATTTGTAAGAACACCATTGTGTGCAACAAGCCAGTTATTAGAATTAAATGGATGGGAAGTCTCGCGAGAGAATTTTCTTTTTGATGATGTAGGTGCTTGTGTGTGTCCAAGATAAAAGTAGGGGGTGGATTTATTATCTAGACTTTTTTCTAATTCCTTTCTAGCTTCTTTAATACCTATAGTACCACTCCATCTATGTACAACCATATCACCTGTCGTAGTATATATAACTAGTGAGGTAGAAAACGTACCACGCTTACGATTCAAATTATATAGCGTTAAAAATCTCTCTTTATCATTTGATCCGAAGACACCACACATTTAATTATTATAAGTATCGTAGTCTATTAATCTACAATTATATTTTGACCATACCTTAGATAAGTCTTGTTTGTAAGGAATAGGGTCTATATACCCTGCGTTAGCAAAGCCTTTAATACGTAATGCACTGCTAGGAGAATTAGCATCACACAAATCCTCTCCACTATAACAAGTATACGTCTTACTAAAGTATACTTTTAGTCTAATACCCTCTTTAATAATATCGGCCTTATCCATTTCGATTAACGGCGCTTCAATAACAATTCTTGTACTTCTGTTAAGGGCTAAAACATCATTAATTGTTGGTAGGAACTCAGGGCTTGCATCCCAATAACCAGCAAGGCTGTCGACTTTTGTTGCTCCGTGATATACTATCTTAGCTTCTACAGCTTCAGCGTATGATGCCGCAATACTTAAAAAAATCATATTTCTATTTGGAACATATGATTTCGGTTGCGCCTCACCTGCAATCTTTCTTATATCCGGGGTCTCTATGTCATCGTTCGTAAGACTACTTGTAGGTGCAAGATTCCTTATAAAAGATGTATCTATTGTTTGCCACTCTTTTATCTTTATCCTATTGACATGATACTCAGCCAGTCCAAGTTCTCTTTTGTGGCGTTGACCGTAATCATAAGATAGCCCGTAAACATTTTCGGCACCAAATTGCTCTGCAGCTTTGTATAATATAACGGTACTATCCATACCGCCAGAGATAGGAACTACTACTCTACTCTTTTTCACTTACAACCTCGCCAGATACATTTCCATATTTGTACGCGGTTTCAAGCTTTTTATCTAACAATGGGATAAGTTCATCAAAAAACTTCTTATCTTTGACGAAGTTCTTTGCATATCCAAGCTTAGTACCGTCTGGTTTGGTGTAAGTAGAACCAGTTTGAATAATCAAACCATGGTTAACAGCCATCTCTAACAAACCACTATATTTGTCGAGACCAGTTAAATAATTTAAATTAATATTAGCTTCTAAGAACGGTGGAACAAAGCGATTCTTTACAGTTAATGCTCTCAATGTAACTCCGTTATAATTTCTCGCTTCCGGCAGGATAGCCTCATCTTCATTCTCTTGCTTTTCATTCTTTTTAGCTAGCTGAACAATAACACTAGCCATATAAAGAGGTCCACTGCCGCCGCTTTGATTCTGCACTAAAGAAGGATATAACGATGCAGGATCACTATACGTATGGTTAGTCATTAGAATTGTAACGCCTGCCCTTCCGGCCTTGTAAGTTAGAAGACGTAGCATACTCTTCAAGCCTTTTGCACGCGTACCCATATCAGCTGCACTCTTGTCCTTCTCAACGTCCATAACCTCCTTACTACCGGCAAGATTACCTAGACTGTCTAAACTAATAATGAACTTACCTTGTAGATTATTCTCGATAATACTATCTAGAAATGTACTAATTTGATTACGTGCATTTTCAATAGTATACACAGGGACATATTTTGTTTTATCTGGATCAAGACCAACACCTGCTGTTGTAGTTTTATCGATGGCAAACTCCGTATCAAATATTACCGGAACTATACCCTTCTTTTGAGCAAGTCCAAGGATTTTATTGACAAGTAAGGTTTTACCGGTCTGCGAGGGGCCAGCAAAAATAACAATACGACCCTTGGGTACCCCGCCATCCTTTAGCCTTCCGGAAACAATTGCATTTAACGCATAGCAACCAGTATCATACCAGGTATCTACATTACATAATGCATTCTCTGATAAAAACGTGGCTTCAGGGTTTAGAGCATCGAGCGACTTGAACGCTTTTGAAATAATGTCGTCTTGCTTCATTATTCATCAAACAACTTGATTACTGGAGCATCTTTACCTTTGCCTTCATTTACTGGCTTTGCAGGTGTAAAGATCCTAACATACTGCTCACTAATCTTAGGCTCGAGCTTGACTGCAGATGTAACTATACTGTTCTTACTAAAGGTAAAAACAGATCCATCGTTACGAGTAGCTTCTTCAATAAATTCCTTGAAAAACAGCGGAATTAACTGAACCTGCAATTGACCCGTTTGATTGGGAGTTACATGAAGTACAGCTGGGTTCTTCACGACAAGACTGTTTGCATTATCTGAGACTTGCTCAGCAATTACAGTTTGACCGACATGATTTACAAACACAATAATATTACTCATAGAATTAATATAATGTATATTTGTGATAAATCAAGCACCAAGTAGCTGAAAAAGATCGCACTGTGTAGCTTCTCCTGGCTTGCGGGGAGACCAGTTTACGGCCTCGTAAAAGCGCTCTACAGAGCTATAGATAATCTTATCAAACATAAGCTCACTATCAGGTTGAAATACGGATTCAAACTCTTCCGGATAATAGTATTTGTATGCTATAGCGTTAATACCATATCTATTAGGTTGTTTGACGTAAAAATATCTAATTTTATCCCCGCTGCTAATTTGTTCATATTTTTTATCAATCTTAAATGTTTTTAATAGTATATTATAATAGTATGCTGCTTTTACATGCAGAGGCATTGACTTAACGGTTTTGAACCCATCACATCGACCCGAATACTTTTCGTAGCCTTTCAATCCCATGACAAAAGAAATATCGCTAATAGGTAGCTTTTTAAAAACTTCGTAAGTTTCCGCAATAACCTCGTTTGTTTTCACCTGATCTTGTGTTAGTAGCATAGTCTCTACAATTTTTTTAGCTAACGGCTTGATTGGTGCAGGCATAGTCGTTCTTGCTATTTCAACACCAGTATACTTAAACTTACTATAGGGTATACCTTCTTCGTCTAATACATGAATAACATACCGTTTCTTCTGCAAAAACAAACCAACATCACATATAACCTCTCTCTTAAATGTGATTCTACTATCAATACTGTTAAGATTTTTCTCACACCATACTTTAATTTTTTCATTTAAATGAGTCTCTATTTCGTTAACTATTGAATGAAAATCTTGTGTTATTTTACCTTTTTCATCTACTGCAGGTATATTTAGCTTGATAACAAGCTTCTCTAGAGAGATGTAACTAGAATCAGTATCGTTATAGATAATGGGTGTATCCTTCTCTATTTCCTCTGCTGATACTCCAGTCTTATTTTTAATATATTCAGTTAAAATTTTATTACCTTGCTTGATTACTGCTTGACCAGTTAGGGTTATACTTCTTGCTAGGTCGTCATCACCTAAAGGAAAAACTTTATTACCTAGCGCGCCGTATACGGTATTAATAAAAATCTTGAAAGTGTGCTGCTTGATGTTAAGTCTAGACAGCTCATACTTTAATTCTTGATAATTTGGGTCCGATTTATCAGTGGCCGCTAGCTGTTTCTTTATTTTCTTATGTTCCTTTCTTACAAGCACTCTAAGCTTATAATACTGATCCACCATCTCTGGAATAATACCTTTGTGCTTTTGACTAAATAAAACCTTTGCTTTGCTTATTGCTAGTTGCTCAGATTGAACAAGTCTAGAGAATTTAGCTAGTGGTATTGTTACTGTTTTACCATTTACTTCTCTAATAGTTACACCCTTTTCATTTTGAGCCTCTATTACACCCATTTTAGTTTCTGGAGATAGATTTAACGTTATCATTACTGAGGGATATAGACTGTTTGCGTCAAAGCTAACTATGTATTTTTGAAATCCTCTCTTAGGATCCCCGACATAGGCACCCTCGTTTTGCTTACCGTCATCTTCGCCCCGGACAAACGTGGGAATCTTTTTATTTTTATATCTAGCACGAATTGCACATGCACCGATAATTACACTCATACTACCCATTGCAGCTTCCATCGATGTTAAACCGGTATAGCTTAACATTCTTAATAACTCAAAATACTGAAGCTTTTCTTCTAGCCTAATAAGAAGACGTACGTCCTGAACGTTATATTCAACAAATTTGTTCCAATTCTCGTCTGCTAAGCTACTTAAATTTGTACCACCATAATCTATTTTAGATTCACCTAATTCTATTCGAGCTATATTATCTAATTTATAGTTTTCCCGCAAAACAAGACAGAATCTCTTGTAGATGTCCAAATAATCCAAACATGAAATACCGTCTATATACCATCTTATTTGTTCTCTTCCAAATTGACCGCGTAAGCTTCTACTATGAACTCTACCCATAGGACTCAACCGAGCCACTGTTTCATCATCAAACAAAACACGAATTCTATTTATCAAATACGGTAAGTCAAACAAAATTGAATTCCACCCCAAAATAACATCAGGATAATCTGATTCAATAAAAGAAATAAATTTAGAAAACATCTCTCTCTCTGTTTTACAGAAAATAAATTTATGATCAGATTCTACCTTCGCATATGGTTTAGTACCCCAAGTAACATATTTCTTAGATAAACTATCATAGATAGTAATAACATTGACCGGGTGGTTTGCCTGCTCTACATTAGGAAAATCATCTACAGAATATGTCTCAATATCTATAAAAAACAGCTTCATAGGATGCTTGGAGAATTCTGAAGATTCATTATGCTCCCAGAAGCTATCTATAAGAAACTGCTGCGCGGGTGATAAATTTTCAAAAACTCTAGTAACACCAGATTCTTTTAAATATTTGGACTTTTCAAATTGATTTTTAAAGGTCTTCTTTTTTAGGTTAGTATTAAAAATACTAATTGCATCTTTCGCATTATTAGATTCTAGATAAATGTAAGGTCTATATGTACTATCTACAGCAATTCTATTGCCGTTAATATCCCAAGTAAACAGTCGAATTAACTCCTGTCTAGGATCGTATGCAACATTCCTATATCCTATCATAATAGAATTATATTTGATATTATATCTTTAGCAATAAAATAATATATGGAAAAGATCATGCAGTTTTTTAATTATTCCTTACCTTGTCCGGTAGAATTTGCAAACTGTGAGGCATTAAGGGTAGAATACCAGGACAGTTTGGAGCAACTCAAACGAAGCGGCGGCTGTAGCAAGTGTGTAGAGAATAGAATAAAAAATGATTTTATAATTAAACTGCAGAACATTATGGCTAACAAAAGTTGATTATTTAGCTGAAATTATATACCGTTAATGGCATTAAGTTTCTTGCGCTCTGGACTACCATACGGGTGGTTGAAGAGCTCTTGATAGGCGTCAATATTATCTTCCATCCATCGCGCATCGGCCTGTTTCTTAGCGGCGGCACAGATGTTCATATATCTGCCCTTCTTACTCAGAACATCCCTTATAGTTCTAACCATTTCTTCACCGGTATTAAACTTAAACTCAGCATCTTTATACGTACATAAATCTTGACAGGCTATTGGCAATCCTAAGCAATTTGACTCAATCCATTTCAAATCTGATTTGCTTTTATTGAAAGTGTTATTTTGAAGAGGCGCAACAAGCATATTAATACGAAGGTTCTTTAACTTCTCACCATAATGGTATAAATTAACCCAGGGATGAAATTCAACTTTACCCGCTTCAACTAATGGTCTCAAAGGTAGAGGAAAAGCACCCAGGAATACCCACTGAAATTCATCACATGTATCGTAAATTGCACGAACAACATGTGCGAAATCGTCGTTTTGATTTACCCTGTTTTCAACATCAAAATGTGCACCAGATCCCGCATATAAAATTCTAGGCTTATTTTTATATTTGTCGTAATTTCCGCTTATTTGTTTTTCATCATAAAATCTACCAAGCCAGAATTTAGGTGGATAATTAGGTATAATAGTAATATTCTTATGCCCGGTTTTCTCAGCATAATAGTCCTTCATGAATTGACATGTAACAGTTATTTCATCGCAAAGTGACATTATCTCCTGCGCATTTTTTCTAATTTCTGGGTCTACAAATGCTGTTTTAAATTTATTATAATCCGGAATATCCTCACAGAAAACTAAATCATCAATTTCATATATTATTCTAAACCCATGTACTTTTGAGACTTCTTTCAAAAATTTTACAAACTGTAGTTGTGAGGATGTCGCCTGTCTCTGAACTCTTACAACCTTAACGTTGGTATACCATCTTGGATCTAATACCATAACTGTACTACCATGTACTGTCATCATACCAAATGCATTAAGAAGGTGTTCTGGCCAAATCATTCGCCAAAAACCGCAACCTGAATAGTCAGCATAGTATTGCACAACACGTAGAAGATGAACATCAGCAGGTGGGGTATTATCGGGCTGTAGCACAGGTTTTGCTAGCGATGATGGTGTACCAAAAGAACCTGCCAGTGGTATGAAAGTTGGAATATTGCGGACTAAAGGAGATGCAAACTCGCCTGTTGTAAACATTAGAATATATTATATCTTCAATATATAAAATCAAGCAATCTGATTCGATAGAGTTGTTATCCCGTTCTGCTTTTCGAGAAATATCAAATCACCAGTAACAAATCTAGCACATTCTTTTCTATGAGAAATGATATATACACCGAAGTTATTCCTAGCAACAAATTCATTTAGTAGTGATAATACTAACTCTACACCAGTCTCGTCTAAACTGGTATCTAAGAGTTCATCATAAAATTGAATATTATAAAAAATATTACCTTGTAATCTGAGCATATCTATAAATGCAAACATAGTAGCTAGATCGATAGCCTTACGTTCTGCTCCACTAAAATTAAAATAACTTGTTAGTTTACCTTTTTCGTTAATTATTTGTTCTTCAAAATATTCATTAAATGAAATAATTGCAGTGGAGTTTAATTTTTTAAGATAGTAGGATAACTTGCTATTGAAAAGATCAAGAATTCTTTTTACAATCAAACTCTTTACACCTTCTTCACTAACTACAAATTTTACCGTATCTAGTAGATTTATAATTTTTCTAAGTCCATTAACCTTTTCTTGAAGTTGAGAAAGGTTTTTTGACGCATCATCAATCATCGTTGTAAGTCCACTGCTTGTATCCGTAAGGTGTTGTAGATCTTGCTCGACCTGCTTATTATAGTCGTTTAATTGTTTAATTCGCTTATTATCATTTTCATATTGCTGTTCTACTAACTTGCTTTGATTTATATTATTCTGTCCAGTTTTAATAGCATCGTTTATTTTAGTTTTAAGCGTATTAAGCTCATTAATCTTTACCTCTAAAGATTTTATCTCTTTATCTCTTTCTTCAATCTCTTTTTTATAATTCTTTTTACTCTCTTTTATAGTCTTTATATCGTGATCGGTTACCGAGCGTAAACATGTAGGGCAGATATCTTTATCTGTTCCTATCTTACTCATAGTTGTAAAACAGTACTCATTTTTTGTTTCTAAGGTAGCTAATTGTTTACCTATCTCTTGCGTTTGATTATCACATGATTTTAATTTTTCAGTAAGTAGCTGTACGTTTTTAGATATATCTTCTATATTTAAAGGCTTAAACTTATCAAGCTTCTCCGTTAAAACAGCTAATTCTCTAGTATTATCTTTTTGACGCTTTTCAAGTAATGCTTTTCTATTAATATACTCTTCATGAGATTTGATTTGCTGTGCTTTCAGCGATTCAACCGATTTCAATACCTCGTCTTCTCTTGCAAGCTCTGTTTCTAGATTTGACTTAACTTCCGATTGTTCTTCTCTTAATTGAGATAACATTTTACTAAAAATCTCTAAATTAAAAATACCTTCAATAAACTTTCTCTTTTCGGCTTTCTTTTTTGCCATAAAAGGTACAGTATTATTTACCGTCATTATAACACAGTTTTGAAAAAGCTCCGAGTTACAATCAATAATTTGCTCTATATATTCAGTTGTGTTTATTATACTATCACGTGTAACATCACGTTGGTTATGAAAGAGAAAGCATTTGCTTGGCTCTAATGTTCTTACAATTTCATATTGATCCTGTTGCTTCCCGTTAACCACACTAAAAGAAAGTGAAACCTCACACGTTTTACCAGTAATATTGTTTAGAATAAATTCTTTTTTTAATTCCCTAATAGTAGTACCAAACAATGCAAAATGAAGAGCATCTGGAATCGTACTTTTACCTACTCCGTTTCGACGATCTAATTGATCTTTATTAATACCCGTAATACCGTGTAACCCTGGTTTAAACGTAATAACAACAGGCTTATCACCAACACTTAGAAAGTTTTTTATTAAAAGTTTTTCAAAAACTACTTTTTTCATTTACAGCTATTATACAGCGAAACCGTATACTCCGTTACTTCTTTTTTATTTTGAATATCTAATAGATTTACAAAGTCTGTTATAGCTTGTGCTATATCAACCCCGCTAAGATCTACTTCACTCTGACTGGTTGCACCAAACTTATCAAATGTAGCCACATGATCAACAACTAAGCTTAAAGGAGTAGTTGTATTAATCTTTGAGGTGATTATCTCTAGATCTGAACTATCTACTAAACGATCTACAAAAAGCTTTACAATATTTTTACCAAATAATTCCTTACTCTGCGTACTAAAATTATCGATTTTTATAAGATCTGAAAGAGTTATTTTTATATGCTTTGGTGAGATATTATTAGGAGTAAACTCATATTTCATTGTATTAAAATCAAGTACATAATATCCCTTAGTAGTACCAGTATCACCGAAATCAAGCTCGAAAGGAGACCCTACATAAAGAATATTACCCTGTTCGTATTGTCTTTCCTCTCTAAGATGAAAATGACCTGATACTACTAGAGGTGCGTACTTTAATAGGTCCTTAGACTTAAACCCTTCATCACAAACCTTAAAAGAATTCATTTTAAAGCTTTCAATCTCAAAATGACCAAAAATAACATCACATTCAGTCATATCCTGAATTCCTGTACCCCAGGGTGCAAGAAATATCTCTCTACCAAACAGCTGTTTTTGTAAAGGTTTATCGATAATTTCTATATTTGGTCTTCCATCTAAAATACTAATACTGTTAACACGACTATCATGCTTATAAAAGGAGTCGTGGTTACCAGCTATCATTATAACATTGAAGTCTTTAAAAAGGTTTAACAGCCTACCTGCGTGATGCAGAGTATTGACTGTTATTTCACTTCTACTGTGAAAAAAATCACCACAAAAGATTATCTGAGTAATATCTTTTTTAAGAAGCTGATCTCTAAGCCAGGTTGCCCAGAATATAGAAATTTCATGCCACGTAGGGCTATTCAAATGAACCCCTAAGTGAAGATCAGAAATGATTGCTACTCGTTTATCTTGACTCATTTATAACGCTTACGCGTTACTTTGATTATATATACTATTGTCCAGAACTCCATAGTCCTTAGTACAAACCCGTATACCGGTCTCCTCTTCGTCCCGATTAATAAGACTGTCGTAATTTCGTTCACGATAGTCAGCAATTAATTGATGATGTTTCTTCTCTTTTTTAATTCTGCTAATAAATGCATGAAAAGCAATCGTAGTGAAATAACTAAAAGGGCTGAATCCATGATCAAGTTTAAATTTCTTATATTTTAACGCTTGATACATTTTAACTAACGCGTCTCCCATCATTTCATCACGGTAGCTGTAGTTAATAAAATTAGGTGCAAAAGATAATCCATAAGCTATACGCCTAATAGCGTCCGCAAGATACTCGGTCATATTATCGGTTTTATAATAACGCCGTATTTCCTCTTCAAACTGCTTACTGTTTACATAGTGTGGCTTCTCGGATGGTTTTAATTTTCGCTTAGAATTTTCATTTGTTATGCCGGTCATAGCGGCAACAAAAGTACTAACGTCGAGCAATTCTGGTGGGATATCTAACTCTACATCAGTATCAGTCTTTTTTATTGGTTTCTTAAGCTTGATGTTTGTTTTTTTACTCATAAAGATTTCAAATATAATTCATCGCCCCAACTAAAATCGGTCATAGCTAGTTCGACCTTCTTAAAGCCAAATGTACTTAAAAATTGATATAATTCATCTATTAACGCACACCCCTCATATAACTCTATTGTATTAACTTCTGTATTCAAAGCTAGTATGTTATTTAATGTTTTTTGGCCTCCTTTTAAAACTTTTAGTTCGTAGCCTTGAACATCTAAATTAATAAAACTCATATAGTTTTCTCTGTAATCCTTTTTATTTGAAAAGGTATTTGTTCAATCTCATAAAGGGTCTGACGTTTTAGCTGATGTCTCTTCCCATATGTAAATTGATCTGCTAAATCAATGATATACAATTTTTCTTTAGATTTATGCAATCTTAAACCTCTTCCGATACTCTGAATAGTCTTTATTTTTGCCTTACCACCGCCTGCAAAAACAATAAAATGAAGATTTTTAATATTAACTCCTGTGCTAAATATTTTACTAATTGCAACGCACACTATATTATTATTTTTTTCCATTAATTCTTTAATTTTTTCCCTGTCATTTATCTCTACTTCTCCGCGAATAAAGAAAACTTTCTTTCTATTACATGATGCGGTAAGAACTCTTAATAGTTCTTCACCATGCTTTATAAAATCTATTAAAATAAGAACGTTGTTAGGTGCATTATTACATATTGATGCTATTGTATTATTGCGAAAGCTGTTCGTAAATAAAAATTCAAGCTCTTGCTTATATCTTTCGGCGGGATTAATTAATTCTTGTGATTGATATGGTTTATCGGAATAGTGTAATTCAATTACATTGGCGGTTACATTAGATATGTATTTTTCTGTACGTAATTGAAAACTGTTCTTTTCATAGAGTATAGGGCCTATCTTACCTATAATATTCCATTGATCAAGTTTTTCCTCTGGCATTGTTCCGGTAAATCCAAAGCGAATAGGGGTTTTAATATTCTTTAAAATTTTATTAATTTGATTCCCTCTACGTGCTTTATGAATCTCATCAAAAAGCAGCATGTCAATACCTTCCAACCAAGATAAATCTGACTTTTCAGACTGAAGAATACCTAGATTTGCTATAATAACATTTGCACTAAGATCTAAATTATCGCTACCAGTCCATTTACTACAAAAAAATGGAACATTATAGCTCTTAAAATCGTTAAATGTCTGAGAAACTAAACCCAAGTCGGGTACAATAAGTAAACATTTAAATTTTTTATTAAAATGAAAGAAATTTGAAAGAAGAGAGGCCATAATTAATGTTTTACCACCAGCTGTAGCTAACACAACGACACCGCGACCAGCATCGAGACATTTAGTTACAATAGATTTTTGATAATCACGCAATTTTAACTCAAGATTATCATATGGTTGGTTTGTATAGTAAATATTTTTTTGATATACAGTAGGTGCCGGTATAATAGCGTCTAAGAAATCTTTTGATGCGCGAATGCTGTCTTTATTACAATAATTGTTTTGTAGCAAAAATTTAGTTATTTCGAAAAATAAACATGGGTCCATACGACCACCCGGAGTTATTGAATATGTACGTGATGGTATAAATCTACCGCGCATTCTAGCGAAACGGGCACCTTCATTCTTCACTGAAAAATGCTCTCGAATATCATTAAAAAAATCACCAGAGATAACACCAGTAATTTTATTTTTGTCTAGATCAAAATAAACCATTACGTTGTTTCCATCTTTATAAGTTCAATTAAATTCTTTATATCAAATCCGATACTATGAATAGTTTTGTCAACACGCTCTAAAAACTCAATAACACTTTCCTTTTCTTTCATTTCTAGAATTAAATCAGCAACAGTAGAGTGACGCTCAGCTGCATCCTTTAATGTAGGATATGTTAATTTAACAGGCGATTCTTTCTTTATTTCCTCAATCACTAGATTAAGTGTTTTTTCCTTCTTTTTATTAAGTTCAATTAAACTGCTTTTCTCAAGCATTAAGCGTGAGACCCACTTAGCCTTTTTACCAGGTAAAGTTAGTGCTGCGCCTTTTAAATTTAATTCGTCCAAGCGTACGTCTTCTTCTAGTTCCTGAATATACTTTTGTAGCAAACTCATAAATAAGAGTATAGTTTATATATACTTAAAATCAATATGATAACATTTAAGCAATATGTTTTAGGAGAAGAGAATACAGCTGGTGCTGGTGGCGTATTCGGAGACGCACCAAGTATGGGACACGGTGGAGATGTAGGTAATACTGACTATTATGCTCCAGGCGACTCAAGAATACCCACACCTTTAGGGTTTAAAAAAATAAAGGGTAAGCCAAAAAAAATACTTGTACAAAGAAGAAGTTTATTTAAATACTTCTAATGGAACTTGGTCACTGGAAAATATTAGAAGGGGTCAGCTTCGATAAAACCGCTTTTGGTTTTATATACGAAATATGTAATACTGTAACTGGGCGTAAGTATATCGGTAAAAAACAGTGCACAAGTAAATTAAAGCGAAAACCATTGAAGGGTAAAAAGAACAAGCGTATAGAACTAAAAGAATCTGACTGGAGGGCATATACAGGGTCATCAAAGGAATTAAACGAAGATATAGAAAAATACGGAAAAGATAAATTTACATTTACAATATTACATGCGTGTGGGTCTAAATGGGAGTTAGGATATAGAGAAATTAAAGAACAGATAGCAAGAGATGTTATTCTTAGAGATGATTATTATAACGGAATACTAAACGTAAGAATTGGGACACCTCCAAAAACTTTTAAAATTTAATTGCACGGCGAAAAATATTCCTTTATAATAAAGATGTGAAGAACTATTTTGTAGAGAGTAAGGTACATAATTTAAGGTTAATAGATATTCAGTCAGCTATTATTACATTAATAGAGCCACAGCTTAGTGAAGATAATCTAAAGTATAATCTTGATAAGAATAATCGCCTTTTGCGGCAGTTTATAGTATATAGGGTTGCAACCTTTATTTTTTCTGTTTTAGAGAATAATGCTATGAAAAATATATTTGTTCTACCAACAAGTATAAGCCTTTCTCTTTATTCTAAAAATGAGATGTTTATCACTAACATATTTCGCAAATTTACAGATTTGTTGTCTTTAAATCTTTTAAGAGATACAGATTTTAGCTGTGTTCGAATGCTAGAATGTACTACAGGTGAAAGTAAGGAGCTTAGGAATAAGATACACGGCATTGTGACAAGTAATAAGAAGAATATTAGATTTAATGAAATAAATAAATTTTTGGAAAAATACAAGATTCACAAATTACAGGGTGAAGTAAGTCAAAATTTTAAAGTAAAATTAGGGTTATTTGTAACATAAATATAATATAATGAAGTTTTTAGCAAAAGTTGTAGATAAATATAACAAACTAGAAATTGGTGCACCTCAATGGGTTAAAGAATATGTTACACCTGCACAAGTAGCAGTACCCTCTACACCTACTGCTATCACTGGTAAGCCAGCGTCATTAGACACATCTATTGCCACGACGCTCGGGATTAAGCAGGACGCCGATCTTGCAAAAAAGAAGGAAGAGCTTGATGTTGTTTATAAGCAGGTTGCAGATGCACTTAAGAAAAAAGCAGTCGAGGCTACTAACAAATTAAAGCAGACATCTACTGATTTAACCGCTACCCCTTCTACCACTACATCAACAACGCCTACAACATGAAGTTTACAGATTTAATCGACACTAGGTTAAAAACGCTATTAGAGCAAACACCTGTACCAGCTGATTTTACCGCACCGGCGCCTGCAGCTCCTGCACCGATACAAGCCCCTGCTGCAGAAGTACCGGTACAAAAAGCACTTACCCCAGAGGGAGAGGTTTTTCTAATAAATCTAATTAAAAAAGCACTATTTATGAATCCCGATGATTTAGGGTTGAATGTATTAAAAAATTTACCTGAAATCAACGAAAAAAACGCATCTGATGTTTTAAAGCAAATCATAAAACTAATGCAGATAGAAGCTATAGACTTAGATGTAAATACATCTAGCGAAAAAGCTTAGTTTAAAAAAGAATAAATAACAGATAATGTACGTATCTTTAACAGAGCTTTATTCTAAAGCTGTACACGGAAAGTCGGTACAACACCTTCCTAGACAACTTGTTATGTTGACTGAGCAGACAAACATTTTGGAACCAGGAAAACTGTATAGTTGGAATAATTTTAATTTAGAAAATCCGTCCCATATGTTTTATAATACTGATGGCGGTATGGGTAGAGGGGAATATTCACTAGCCTGTATACTATGGGGCGTACGTACAGTAAAGGAATTAAAACAAATAGAAGAACAAAAGGCTAAAGAGCTAAACAAAAAAGCTTTTAATATAATACAAGGTACGGGATCAACATTCGATGTACTAGGCCCTACTGATGAACGTTACGAGGTAAAAGAATTAGAATTTTCTAAAGATTCGAATAAAAAATCAACAAGAACGGTGCGGACAGGAGCAAACGGTAAACAAGCCGCAGCTATTGTTACAGATACGGTAAATAATTTTTTGCAAGATATTCTGAAGGCATATTCTTCTATGGATGACAACAGTAAAGCAGCAGTTAACGATGCTATATTAAAAAGTAGTGTTGTACAAAATACGATTCTCGGTTCTAAATCTCAATCAAAGTACTGGACTGAAGATAAAATTCGTAACTGGACATTAGAAGCTTACATTAACGATATAACGAGTAAATCTAGTGTAGAGTTATCACAAAAAATTTTATTAGGTGATTTTGTAAGTCTTGGAAACTATAAACATCGCCCCGCATTAATTTTTTCCTTAAAGCAACTAGTAGATGTTTTAAATGAAATAAGTAGTACAACAGTTACGACAGGTATTAACCCGAGTATAAAGGATTTGTATGATACCATGGTAAAAAATTATAGAATTAATATAGATAATGAGCAAGAGAAAGAGTTTTTTGAAAAAGAAGCTAAGCTACTTGATAGATCAATTACTCAAAAGCAATGTAGGCTATTTAAGAAATGTACAAATCAAGATACCTTTAAGCAGATATTGCGTAGTTTAAATCTTCAGCAAGGACTAGATGAAATACGCGTGGCACTTAAAAATGTCTTACGTGTTACATTCCCTGAAACTGGTCTTTTTATAGTAAGTCCTACAATGTTTACCTACATTTCAAGAGAAAGATTAAACGAATTTATTGAAGCAAACCAAATTAGTGCAGGTGCACCTAAGATTGGACTTAAAGTACCTATATCATAATGAAGCCTTTTAAGCATTTTTTATTAGAACAAAGCGGTACGACAATCGGCTTTTTCCCTGGTGCATTTAAACCACCTCATAAGGGACATTTCGATACTGCAAAACAGGCGGCAACCACTAATGGTGTAGCGGTGGTTTTAGTATCTAGTATAGACAGAGAAGGCATTACATCTGATGACTCTTTTCAAATATGGAACTTGTACAAGCCGTTTCTTCCAAAAAATCTCTACATCTATACAATTCAAGGATCACCAGTTCTTAACATTTATCAAATAATTGACATTTTAAATAACGGTAAGTTTACCGCAACTCAAAAAATTTTAGCACCTTTACCAAGAGCAAAAGAAATTGCAGATAATTTGTTAGGGTTAGCTACACCATATAAAATTAATCTTTATTCTAGTGAAGAGGATAAAGACAGATTCAATGCTTTCCATGGCCCATCAAAAAATATTTACACAGGTAAAAGTGTATCTGAAATAGATATTAAGGGAGTATCCAGACTTACCTCATCTACTGCTGTTAGAGCTGCGCTTAAGTCTAATAAACAAAAAACATTTATGAACTTTCTTCCTAATATACCGGAAAATATTAAATTAGAAATATTTAAAAGACTTAAAAAATGATTCCGTTTAAAACGTATATTACAGGTAACAATATTCTACTAGAAAATGGTAATTATTTTTCTTCGCATCTATCGCATTTAGAAGATTTAGCTATAGAAAAAGGTAAAGCAGGTTTTAATGATTTTGTTATGCAAGTATCTCAAATGGTGAATAAAGTTAAAGGTTTTGAATCTGAACAAGAGATAAATGCTAAGATTGACGGTTCACCGTCGATACTGTTTGGTTATGATCCTAAGTTTCAAAAAGGTGTTTTTTTTGTAGCGTTAAAATATGTAATAGATGAACAAAAAGACGAAATAAAAGAAAATGCAAAATTAATGCACAATGATGAAGAAATAAATAACGCGTTTGCTGAAAAGCCAGAATTAGCAAAAAAACTTAAAAGTCTTTTAGTTAATCTTTCGCAAGCATATGATGGTTCAGGTAAAATATATCAAGGCGACGTACTATATACGTCAAATGAAGATAAAAAAAGAATTAAAATAGGTAATGAAGAGTATTTAGCTTTCGAACCTAATACTATTTTATATGCGGTTCCGATGGATGAAAAGTCTCCTATCTTTCATAAGGTTCTAAACAGTAATGTTGGCGTGGTTGTACATGATTCTTTTAAAGGGGTTTCTACGTCAAAGGGTAACATTAAATTACGGCCTGCTGGTAAGGATATTAGTTCATTAATTCAAAGTAGTAAAAATAGCAAGGCATTTATTCAAAGCAGTAATTACAGAGATGTTTCGTTTGATATTTCGGATAAAACCATAGCAGATATAGAAAAATCTCTTTCTATAGCAACAACATATATTAACAACATAGATAGTATATTTGATAAAGAATATGCTAACCCAAGCGCTGGCTCCCCTACCTCTCAGATAGTACTAATGTTAAAGATTTATTTAAATAAACAGGTTGACTTGGAGAATAGTGGAATATTTGGTGCTGCTAAAACTGGCTCATCTTTTAATGTATCTAATTTTTATAAAGGGTTTAAGGAATTTGTAAAGCAAAGATTATCTAAAGGAATAGAAGAGCTTACCGCTAAGGGTAAAAGTGTAAGGGATCAAAAAGTCCTGAGTTATCTTGCCTTTTTAGAACAGAACCAAATAAGTTTTATAAATCTATTGCAAGCAACTTTTCAAATGGTGAAAATAAAGTATATTATAATTGAAATATTATCTCATTTAGATTCCAAACTAACTGCCAATGCTTTTTTCAGGCTAGCGGATGGTTCATACACTAAAACTAAAGATGAAGGTTTTGTATTGTTCTTAGGCAACAATCAGGTTAAAATAGTAGATAGAGTAGATTTTACAAAAATGAATAGATTAGTTGGTGGCGGAAGACGTATTTAATTTTTTATCTTCATTTATTGCATTAATAGCTTCGAGATTAAAAATTGTTTGGCGCAATACACTTTCTAAGACGTCTTTACTTTCACCGTGTAACATATCGCGAATTCTAGAAACTATTTTATATTCATGCGCATCTTGTTCTGAATTGAATTCACCTTGCTTTTTAAATTTATTATATTCAAGATAGTTCTTTACACTTTCAATATAACTTGCAGCAAGAGTAATTTTACTAAAAACCCAAGGTTCTAAATTTTCCCCATCTTGTATAATGTTGTATAATTCTTTTGCACCTTTGTGCAGTTTGTAGAGTTCATTTTTAGCCATGTTAGCGTCAGACTCATCATTACTTACATCTGACATATCTTCACAATTTTCAGGCTTAGCAGTATCGCTTATCTTTAATATTGTTGGTGTAGTTGTCGATGGTACCATATTTGTAGTTTCTGCAGCAGGACTAATACTTAGCTCATTAACTACAACTTCATTATAGGCTTCTGATAATTTGACTAATTCTGACTTTCTGCTCATTTTATATATTTATTCCACTAAATACATAATATATGCGTAGTTACAAAGATTATTTCTACGAACAAATTCTTGGATCTACGGAAGGTATTACTATTCAACATGTTGGAACTGTTAGAGCAACTGTAGATACTGGCAATGGTGGTTACAACGTACTTCACGGTATAATTTTAGATGATGCAAAAAAAGGATATGTAAAATTTAAAACAGTTAACGATAAAGTTCTAGAGTTACCTGTAAAGGAAATTATTACAGTTTCAGGTAATAATAATACTAACGAGAGACCTGTTGTTGCATTAGACTGTAGTTTAGGTAAAGACCAGTTTAACAGTACTCTCTTTAGTATTGCTGATAGAAGTGGTCAAGATAATCCAGTATTGTTAAGCAAAGATTTTATAAAGCAAAATGGTGGGGTTGTTAACGTTAATATCAACAGCGGTTTAACCCAGTAAACCCAATAGAAGATAAAACATACTTTAAGTTGAAAACATCAATTTTCTTTACTACACATACTGTCGGTGCATATATAAAATCATTATCAACTCTCATACCTATTTCTTCTCCAGGTAGCAATATATCATCAACATAATCCATTGCCCCGCGACTCTTAAGAAATTGATAATAACTATCTTTTGGTTCGCCTTCTACCAGGACATTATAGTAGCAATATTCATGGGCGTAAAAAGTGAGATCCCTAAAGCATGAGATACTAGTAGGAGGATTTACTAAATCCCCACGTATAATCAGATTACACTAATTATTTAGTCAGGTCAATTTACGGTTCTGTGCAAACTCTACAAACTTATAGAACTCAGCTCGGGAATTATCTTTATTATCGAGAAATGCACCAGACATTCTAGCAGTTCTCATTGTTGAATCGTGTCTAATTCCTCTATTCGAACAACACGTGTGACCTGCTTCAATCATAACTGCAACACCATTATTTTTTTCACAAACTTCATTTATATAATCGTGAATCTGCATAGTAAGATTTTCTTGTACTTGAGGTCGACGAGAAAACCAATCTACAATTCTATTAAGCTTACTTAACCCAATCACTTTACCGTTCTTGGAAGGTATATACGCAACATGGGCAAAACCAGTAAAGGGTGCGTGATGATGAGAACAAAGAGATGTAACTTTGATATTATTTTGGGCAACAATACCATCATATTTATCAACATTCTCAAAGGCTGTAATCTTAGGTGAGGTACTATAGCAACCCCATGCAAAGTCTTCTACAAATGCTTTTGCAACTCTATAAGGGGTATTACTAGAGTTAGGATCATTTCGCCAATCATACCCTAATGCGTCCATATATACTTCATACGCTTTAGCGGCTCTTTCTATAATATCTTTCCTCTCTTCTTCTGTTGTAGGGTGATTATGATTTGCAAAGGGTAAATTACGTTTCTTAAGCATATTCTTATTATATTATAAATGTTAGATAATCAAGATAAATAATAGAAAGAATTGTATGCTAAATCAATTAATAGAAAATACACTAAAAAATATAAGACTTAGAAAGGTTAGAGTTAAATCAGATCCCTCTATTCCACCTGTCTTTGGTTATGAAAATGTAACTCATTTCGAGGGCTATATATTAGAAGAATGCGGTAATAAACTTAGTGTATATATAATTAATGCCCCACCAAATGTAGATCCTCTTCAAACTGTAAGTATTGCGAGGATTGAAGAAATACCTCAACCGGTTACTTTGAATAAACCTCATTCATACGAAGAGCTAAAAACCATGTTGCTGAAAGCATTATTAAAAGCTGGTTTTAATGAGGGCACGCCAGTCTTTAATCAAATAAAGAATACTAACAATCCAGAGTTTGTAAAGACTTTTCTAGATCAAGCCGGTATTAAGCCTGAAGAGCTAGCAATATTTGCTGAAGCTAGTGACCTTACTTCCTCTACTACACCTGATAAAGATCAAATATCGTTAGATTACACATTTGGAAAACCGGAAAGTAAGAATAAAAAATTCTTAAAAAGTCTTGAGAAGGGTTTATCTATTTTCGACAAAGCACTTTCTACTACTAGTGAATTACTGTTTGATAGAGATAAAAATATTATAGGTAGGTTGACAAGATTCTTAAAAACTTTTGATGTAAACGATCTTATAAATTTAAAAAATTTAAAATTAAAATCAAAAGACTACCCAGTTCTTCCATACCAAGATGTACCAGTTTATATCTATGGATTACCTACATTAAAATATGTTAAAACAGAGGAACAAAAGTATCAAATTAAGGGAAAAGTTACAGGTATAAATTATACTTCTGATGGAGTGAAGTATATCATTACAAACTTAGAGCCGCCGATCAAAGATTTAGCTTCAGCAATGCTAGATTTCTCTATTATAAACAATTCAACTAAAACTGGAAAGGTAATTTTTAATTTTAAAGACGGTAAAAAAAGGTTTAGTTTAGCACGTATTTTTCTGGGACCTAATGGTTGGGAGGCAAGGGTATTAAGATACGGTATACCAGATGAGTCGTCCGAAAGTAAAAAAGGTATTGCCTTTATATTACTAGCAAACAATCTACTAAGTGCTGCACTGGGTCCAGATGAAATAAAGCAAGCTTTAAAACAACCTATATATAATGATATAGTAATGTCTTTTGCATCAGATCTTAGCAAGTATGATAAAAATAAGTTATCCGACATTGAGACGGCGTTCACTAATTTAAAACATGATGAGGAATTCGTTAAAAAACCCTTAGCAGATAAACTAAATAACTTGAAAAGTTTGATACAATTCATCAAGGAAAATATATAATGTCAGCAAAATCAGAGAAGCAAAAAAAGTTTTTTGGTGCTGTAATGGGTGCTAAGAAAGGTCAATCTGGTGTAACAGGTTGTGCAAAGAAAGCTGCAAAAGAGATGCCTGAAAAGGAGATTAAGAAGTTTCTAAAGAAAGAGAGTTTTGATGATGTAGTAAACAACCTTTTAGAGAAGTTTTTTAAAGAAGGTATAACTCTCGAAAAAAGCTAATAACTCTCGAAAAAAGCTACAAATGTCAATATGCTAAAGAAAGTTGTGAGTGTGGTGGTTGTCAAGAGTGTATAGAAAATCAGTCGGCCGCTTAAAGTTAGTTGAAATAATATAGATATATCATACAATATCGTATGATATCATTTCAAAGTACAAAAATTATTGAGTTAGGTTCATGTGCATTTAGACAATGGAAGGCCGAGCATAGTCATTGTAAGTTTATTCATGGCTATAGATTACAAGCAAAGTTTTGGTTTGGCTGTAAGAGCTTGGATAATAAAAACTGGGTAGTGGACTTTGGCGGGTTAAACGATCTAAAGAATATTCTGCAAAAGCAATTTGATCATACATTTTGTGTTGCTGGGGATGATCCATTACTATCACATTTTCAGCAGCTTCATAAGCTTGGAGCTCTCGATTTACGTATTATGAAAAACGGTGTTGGTATAGAGCGAACTGCAGAATGGTGTTTTACGGCAGCTAATGATTACTGTAAGAATATTACCAATGGTAGATGCTGGGTTGAACGAGTCGAAGTATGGGAACATGAGAAAAACTCTGCTATCTGTACAATGCAGAGATCAGATATTAATGACTCGCAACAAAAATATAGTGCAGATCAATTTGAATTTAACTTTAATAAAACAGAAACAACCGTACAGCCTTTAGAGCATGCCCCAATTGCTAATACAGTGGCTGCACCTGCTTCAGAAATTCAAAAAGCGGTTGAATCAGGAGCTGCTGTGGGTAATAAAATAACTACTGGCTGGGGCAATCCGTTTGGTGGGACTAGTTGGGGAGCTTAATTTTCTTTATTACGCCTACAATAAACTTAAGTAGCTTACTTCTAGTAATATCTTCTTCGGTAAAATGAAAGCAGTCTATGCCGTGCTCTGTACTATCTGGTGTACTAAAAGCCTTTATAAATCCCTGAAAACCTGATTTCGGTATATCTGACTGCTGAGAATCACCTATAACAAATAGCTTACAATTTTTACCAAATCTTGTTAAGATAGTTACTAATTCATTATGTTCTAGGTTTTGTGCTTCATCTACTATAACAACATTGTTAGCAAAGGTAGATCCCCTTAAAAAATTAACAGGTATACACTTTAGATATTCATTATCAAATAAAACATTTGTTACTTGCTTTCCAACAAGTTCGTCACACTTTTCAACCAAAGGTATGCTCCATGGTTTAAATTTTTCATCTACTTCACCAGGTAAGCTACCTAATTTACGGGATGCAGATTCAACAATACTTCTTATGTAAACTATTTCATCAGCTTTTTTTTCTTTTAAGAGTGTTAATGCTACGAAAACAACCAGATAAGTCTTTGAGCTGCCCGCCGGGCCGTCAGCAAAAATTATATTATTCTCTTCTTTTAATGCTCTTTCAATAAATTGCTTGTGATGATCGTTTAGATGAAATTTTTGATCTATCTTAAAATTAAGAAGAATATCAGATTTTATAAACTTATCTTCAATCTTGACGGCTTTTCGAGCCGCTCTGTCTTTCTTTGACATCTGTACTATTTATTCTAGTTTAATTGTCTAAAGTAGCGTTATCTTGTTTTTTTATAGAAAGGTATTATAATATAAACTATGCCTTTAGATACAGTAATATATTTGAGTGATGATAAGATTTTTTATACTATAGAAGGAGAGGGTGAATATATTGGTAAACCTTCAGTTTTCATGCGTCTTTCTATGTGTAATCTAACGTGTAGGGGGTTTGCATCTGCAGACTCACCGCATGGATGTGATAGTTTTGTGAGTTGGTCTGTAAAGAATAGACTAACTGTAGGTGAAATATTAGATTTGCTAGAAAAGGAATCGTTTGTAAATCATTTAAGAAATAAAGCAATCTGGAAGATAACCGGTGGTGAACCTTTAATTCAACAAAAGGCTTTACTCGATTTAGTGAGAGAGTTTGCAAAGCGGTTCGGTTTTATTCCAGATATTGATTTCGAGACTAATGCAACAATTATGCCTGATGAAGAATGGAGAAAAGTCTATGTTGCTACTTTTACAACATCTCCTAAGCTTTCAAATAATGGAGATCCTGAAGAAAAAAGATATAAACCAACAGTATTAAGGTGGCATGTAAATAATAATTCAGGGTTCAAATTTGTAATAAGTGAGCAAAAAGATTTAGATGAGGTATTTGAGAAGTATATAAATCATCCGGACGTTTTGATACCGCCTAATCGTGTGTGGTTAATGCCTTGTTGCGGTAGTAGACAGGAACATACAGAAAAGGCTGGTTTAGTGGCCGAATTATGTAAGAAGTATAATTTTAATTTTAGCCCAAGATTACAGCTTGTTATTTGGGATAAAGCTCTAAAGGTATAAGTTGATTTTATACTAAATTACAGTAAAATATAATATGAACGTAAATATAGATGTAAAGATTGCTGGTGAAAACGGTGGTGAGGAATCATATAGAGTTATTCTAAATCAAAATGACCTCACAAACATTATTAAAACACAGGGACTTGAAGCGGGAAATAAAGCATTAGATGGTTTTGTTGAAAAGTTCGTCCTTCAATTTAAGTCTAAGCTGTCATCTGTTATTAATCGCTAATTAATAAATAATAAGTGGTTTATAGCAATTTCGATAAAAAAGCTAACGATTTATTAGTAGAGTTTCTGCCTGCAGTTGCACCGAGTGCTCTAGCAGCCCCAGAAATAGGGGCTATAGCTGCTGGTCTTATAAAAGGTCTTATTGCAGTCCTTGGCACGGCAGCTGTTATTCATTCTAGTCAGTCGAGTACTAATAAATCTCAGTCTCCTGCTATAGCAACACCCTCTGCTCCAATAGATTTAGGAGGCGGAGTAACTATAGGTACCCCTAAGGAAACACAACCTAATCCAGCAGAACAACAGCCCGTAACGCTTCCTAATGTTGAGCCTGGTAAACCGGGTTATGCAGTACCTACAAAAATACCTACATTTAGACCAACAGGACCTGATGTAAGGCCAGGTATCCCAGAGACTGCACCTAAAACACAACAACAAACTCAAGTGCAGACGCCCCCGGTAATACCAGTACGCCAAGCTGTACGTCAAGATCAAATTACTCAGCCTGGTGGTCCCCAGCCACCTGGTCCCCAGCCACCACAATCTCAACGATCTGGGGACATGTCCCCAGATCGTCAAGCACGATCAGGTCAACAGAAGGGTGGCTCCCTACCTGTTGTTGTACCTCCGCCTGCAGTATCCTTTAGATCACCCTATAAAAAGAGAGATACTATAGAGGCTTACCCGGTCGATCAACAGCTTGGCAATATCAACGTACCAGGAACTAAGACCGCTTATAGAGATACTTTTAATTTACCGTCTATGCAGGCTTTTAATGTTGGTTTGAATCAACCACCTGTAAAGCAAGTTGAACCGCAGGGCGATATACCTAATGCTCCAAAATCACTAAGAGCAAAATATCAATATAGGGCAGATAATCCTAATGAATATGAGGGTACTAAAGCATTTGGTGGAATTGCTAATTTGTTTAAATGAGTTGATAAACTATTGTAATTAGTTAATATATTGATATGCGAATAGCATTTAGCGGCGCAGCTTGTACAGGTAAAACGACAACATTAAACGCATTTCTTAGGAAGTGGCCAACGTATAGATTACCACAACCTACATATAGAAGCTTAATAACAGAGAATAATCATAGTAAAAAAACAGATAAAAAATTGCAAAAGTCTATCTTAGAATTTATGCTCAATCAGCAAAAACAATGTACCCCGCATGATAAAGTTGTATATGATCGCTGTGGTTTGGATAATATTGTTTATACCCTGTGGTGTCATGAGAAGGGCAAGAAGGGGTTTAATAGACAATTTGTTGATGATTGTATTGAAATAGTGCGTGAAAGTATGAGATATTTAGATATAGTTTTTTTAAGTACGCGAGATTTAATGGGTCCAATAAAAGATAATAATAGTCGCGAAACAGATCCCGATTTTATTACAGAAACAGATAATATTTTTCGCGCAATTCAAGCACAACTTTCAGTAGCAGGTTCGCCATTCTTTCCCCTTAACGACAGCCCCGCATTAATAGAAGTAACAGGTACGGTCGAAGAGAGATTAAAGCAAATTTCTATGTATGTAACTACAGAAGGTGATATGTACGGTGAAGAGCAAAGCTTGGTAGATATGGACGAAATAGCAAAGATGGAGCGTTTATTACGTGAGCAAAAGGGTATCGCTGCAAAGGAAAAGGGTATATTGTAATAAATATATACATGCTATTTAACGAGAATTACAAAATACTACTAGAAAACTTCAAGTCAATTAAAACGGTATCAAGGCTCTTTTATCCGAGAAATTTTAATCTTTCGGACGAATTTATTAAAGCATTTAGAAAAGAGTACGCAAGATTAAAGTCAATGAAAATTGATGATAGAAGAATTTTGCAAAAAATGGCAAAGGCTCTACCATTTCATAAAGATGGGATTAAACCTGAAGAGTTTAATATTCAATAATAACCGCACCACTACCCCCGGTTCCCCCGGAACCAGAAGCACCGCTACCTCCACCGCCTCCGGCACCAGTACCTACTGCACCAGCTGCACCAGCTCCGCCACTACCTAACCCTCCCCTGCCGTTACCCTGACCGAGAAATCCGGGACCACCAGAACCTCCGCTAGAGCTTCCTGCAGTTGCACCACCAATACCATTACCGCCTGCTGCTCCAACAGAATTATAATCTCCATTTGTACCGATTACACCGCCGGCTCCTCCCGCAACAATAGTACTGACAGATGCACTACCTGCTGCACCTGCACTACCACCGTAACCTGTTACAGTCGTTGCACCATAAGTAAAAGTAGAGTTACTTCCAGCAGACCCTGAATTACCGCCACTGCCTACTGCATAAGAATATGAGCCGCTTACATTGGTAAAGTATTTTATTGCTATGCTACCAGACCCGCCTCCACCCCCTGCAGAACCAGCAGCACTAGATGCTGCGCCTCCCCCACCGCCACCACCGATAATGGTAACCTTAAGATTTTTAATATTAGAAGGTATTGCCACCGTTCCAGTGCCACCAGTATACACCACTTTAGTGATGAAACCTGAAGCTTTAGAATTTATATCCGCACTAAGTGAAACTACCTGAGAGCTTACTGTAGCAAAGGCAGAATAAAAACTTACATTATTTGGACCAATAACAAAATCCTTAAAATCTATTATCTGCGTTCCAGCTTGTGTCTCAGCAATAAGATAATCACCATTGGTGATTTCTTCAACCTGATTTAAATCCTTTAAATTAATGTTATTAAATGTTGGCATATACTTGTTATTTATATCATTCAATCTAGTTGCAATAGAACTCTTTCCTATATAATATATTTGTGATTGGTGTTGGTATTATAACCTGTAATAGACCTCAATTCTTTCTAAAATGTTTTAGGTCAATACCTAAGAACGTTGAATTAGTCGTTGTAAACGACGGTTCCGATTTTGAAGATTGGAGGAAGTTATTGACAGACAGGACTTTTAAATATTTGCATAATGAAGTTAATCTTGGCGTTGGTAAATCAAAAAATAAAGCTTTAAGATATCTTCTCGATAAAGGTTGTACAGATTTATTTTTAGTAGAAGATGATATAATTGTAAAGAACGAAAATGTATTTAACGAGTATATCCGAGCTAAAGATATTACCGGTATACAGCATTTTAATTTCGGATATCATGGGCCTGCAAATAAAGGAGGAGTATCGGGTGGTGCTCCTAAACCTAGATATATTATAAATTATGGAGATATAAACATTGCGTTTAATGCACATAGTGTTGGTGCGTTTTGCTACTATAGCAAGCAAGTACTCGAAAAAGCTGGTTTAATTGATGAGGATTATACTAATGCATTTGAACATGTAGATCATGACTATAAAATTTTTAAAGTAGGTATGGGGGCTCCATATTGGCATTTCCCTGATATAGCAGATAGTATTGATTATCTAGATGAAATTGAGTGTTCAGAAAGAAGTAGTGCAATACGACCAAGAGATGACTGGCGAAAGAATATTGAACACGGTGTAATGCTTTTCAAGAACAAACATGGGTATTTACCTGCATGGCAAGGTTGTGTACCAGATATGGAAGAAAAAAAAGTAAAGCGTATCTTAAAAGATATACAAAGGTTTCATGCAAAAAGAGATTAAAAGAGCCTATCATTATTCAGATATCTGTCTAGTACCACAGCGCGGTCATTTAATTTCCCGATCAAAAGCGGATACTAATATTCACCTAGGTTCACGTACATTTCAATCACCAGTCATACCGTCAAATATGAAGTGTACCATTGATCATAAATTAGCTCAACAATTGGCACAAAGTGGTTACTTCTATATTATGCATAGGTTTGATAATAATATAAACTTTATAAATGAGGCTTTAGAGAGTGGATACTATATTTCAATAAGTGTTGGGGTAAAAAACGAAGATAAACTCTTAATTAAGCATATAAAGGAAAATAATATTGGGGTAGATTATATTACTATAGATATAGCGCACGGGCACTCTCTACAAGTATTAGATATGATCAAATATATTAAAGATAATTTATCAAAAACATTTATTATTGCAGGTAATATTGCAACTGCAGAAGCAGCAATAGATCTTGAATTAGCAGGTGCAAATGCAATCAAGGTCGGCATCGGTCAAGGTAATGCATGTACGACAAAAGACAAAACCGGGTTCACAGTGCCTATGTTTACTTGTATACATGACATAGCGGGCTCTGGTGTAAAGCTTCCCATTATCGCCGATGGTGGTGTAAAGTGTAATGGAGATATAGCTAAAGCTATTGTTGCAGGTGCTTCCATGGTTATGTGTGGATCGCTATTTGCAGAATGCAAAGACAGTCCTTCGGACACCTTCTTAGGTCCTGATGGGCAGAGCTATAAATTATATTTTGGCTCTGCTTCAGAATACAATAAAAATGATACATGTCATATTGAGGGTACTCTGAAAAAAATTCCTCAAAATACACTTTCCTATGCTCAGAAATATGAAGAGCTTTGTCAAGATCTTTCCTCAGCAATCAGTTATTGCGGTGGCACTACATTAAAAGACTTGAAAGGTTATAACAATTTTTATGCCACAAAATAAGAAGATAGCACTTGGTGTAAATTTGTTTGGCAAAACAAACCGCACTGACTTGTGTGTAGATTCACTTCTAAAAATTAAGGAAAAATACCCAGATACTATAGATTTGTATAATATACAGTTCGAAGATAAAAGTATAGTTGGACGGGAGCATCCTTCGTTTAAGCCCCTACATGTACTCAAAGAATCCAATAAAACATATGTTCCTGAATCTACTAGAACTATACCATTAATGCGAGAGATTTTTGATAGGTTGACCGAATTAAAGTATGAATATTTCGCTTTTACTAACGATGATATCATTATATCTGATCGACTAATAAAATACTTCCTTGAAACAGATCTTGACTCCTGGCCAGTAAGCCGTCTTGCTATAGAAAATATTTTTACTTTAACAGACCCTATAACTGGTGATCATTATCAGGTAGCAGGCTTTGATACATTTATTATAAAGACAAGCTGGTGGAAAGAGCACTCGTCTAAGTTTCCTAATTATATTCTAGGCCATCCATGTTGGGATGTTCACTATGCTACTCTTTGTCTTAGACATGGTGTATCGAAGTTTGTAAATGGTTGGCCACCGCCTACATTTCACATAAAACACGGTGGTGGATCTCAGTATGAAAATTATGATAATGATTATAATAATAGTTTATACTGGAAGCCTTGTAAATTTGATGTAGATATGTGGCACAACTATTTGTTTAATGTTCTCTTAGTTAGACCGGGTGCTAATTACTGGCAGCCTCATCCTAATGAAGCAGAGCTAGAAAAAATGTATTTTAATGATGAATGGTTTAAGAATAATTACTGGTCTTACGAAGATTTTCAGAAAAAACTAACAATGCAGTATCTACAGGCTGCAGGTTACCAGTAAGTACCGTCTTCAACCAATTTATACCCTTCTGGTGTTTCTTCTATTGACGGTCTAGTCCAACTATTATTATAAAAATGATCAAATATTTTCATTTGCTCCCAACGCTTACCTTTTATTCCGAACAATAGCTGTAATGATCCACCCAAATGTACAGCCTGTCTCTTGATTTGCTTTGCAAAAGATGTTAATGGTAGCGAGGATGCTCCAGTTCCTATTAACGCTATGTCGAACTCGGTATTAAGCATTTGATACTTGATATCATCAATCATTTCTTTCCAGGTTACATATCTATTCTTATCCCCAGATATAGCTTTACTAGTTGGATGATATATTGTCTTCAAATTAAATTTTGGCAATACTTTGGGATTAGCCCATATTTTCTCTCTATTTTCGTATTGTTTCTTTATAGTTTCAACAAACGGACTTATTACAAGTACATTTTTATTTTCTAATTCTGAACTCCAAGGTATGCCGCTATAAAAAGGCTCTAACGATTGTAAGTCGACTAAAGAACATTTTTGGTTTCTACTTCTAATAAATCGCATCTCAAAATCTCCTAACCCTCTATTCCATGGAGCCATTACATCTGCATTAGCTACTGCATCAGACAGTTGCTCCGAAAAATATACTCTAGCCTCTTCGGTTTGCGGAAAAACCCCTGCATTTATAAAAATTTCTTTTACTACTGTAGGGTTCCACGGTATCGGTGTTTGATTGTGGTGTTGAGCAAAATAATAATTATAAGCACACATTAACTCGGCATTACCTATTTTTCCAATGCAAAGTGGTGCACCGCTTTTAAATTTTTCCAGAATATCTACAGCCCCGTCTAAAAACCCTAATACCTTAGTATCCATAAGATATTTTAACCTGTATATGGTTGAAATCCAATAATTATAATATAAAATTATATTGTGAGAAAAATTCTAGTTAGCTACGCAACTCCAAATTATTTTCGTAGTCAGTCACTCTTAGTCGAATCTGGTAAACCGTTCTTTTCTGGACATGCTTCGTTTACCCCGGACCTAATTGATAGTGATTTCAAAGAGAAGAATAAACATATTTTTAGTTTATCTAGGGGGGGAGGTTACTGGCTGTGGAAGCCATATATTATTAAAAAAACTCTGGATATGGTAAAGGAAGGAGATTTTGTTTTTTATATTGATAGCGGTAACCTAATTGTTGATGATATTAATCCACTATTTACGATATGTAAAAAAGACAAGAGAGGCATACTCTTCTTTGACAATAGGGATGGTACCTCCGATGGATCGGTATGGAAGAATGATATGTGGACAAAGTTTGACTGTTTCGAAGTTATGGGATGCAATACAGATAAGTACGTAAGTGGGAATCAAATTGACGGTTCATATGTTTTAATAAAAAAGAATTCTTTCTCAGTAGATTTTTTTAATGAATATTTAAAATGGTGTGAAACCGGTGATATTATCACAGATGAGCCTAGTAAGCTTGGCGCGGATTATCCTGCCTTCAGACAACACAGGCACGATCAATCTATACTTTCGCTTCTTAGTATAAAACATGACCTACCTATTGCCCGTGAACCTTCAGAGTGGGGAAACCATTTAATTACTGATAAATCTGAATATAAGCAATTATTCAGACATCACCGTGGTATAATTCAATGAGTAATCTAATTTACGCATTTATAGATAGTAATTTTAATAATAATAATAGTGTTAAAAAAAACTATAGCTACGATACATTACCAGAATATTATATAAAAACTATTGAATATAATTCAGCTTTTTTTGATAAAAGTTACTTTATCTTACAAGAAAAAATTATACAACAAATTAAAGATAAAATATCAGAAAACATTATGTTAATTTCCCTAGAAGAGCAGATTTTAAATACAGAAGAGTATAAGGTAGTAGATGAATTACTAAGAACAATATGGCCGCGATATAGAACGGAGGTGTTTTTGTATCACGCTTTTTTAAGATTGATCTTTGTTAGTATTTTTATAGAAATATTAAATACTACAAATATTATACATTTAGAGGCCGATAATATAGTATACTATAGTGGTGAGGAGATATTTAAAAATAGTGTAATTTCTTCTGGGGAATTTGGATATAGTTTGGTTTCCCCACTAGTTGCAGCTCCGGGTATTATGATTTTTAAAGATAGGATTTCAGGAAGAAATTTTCTTACCCGTATAGTAAAAATGCTTATGGCAGGGGAAGAGCAAGTTCTTGCAACTATAGGTTTTAATATAGACTACTTGACGGATATGAATTTCTTAGATATTATTTCTAGGGGTAGTAAGTATTTTAAATTATTGCCCAGTCTACCGTTTACAGAGCTGTCCAATCATTATAATGAATTTAACTTCCTGTTTGATCCTGCTTCATACGGTCAGTTTCTTGGTGGTACTAATAACGGGCACAAAAAAGGCTATTTTGAGCCTAGCCATTATATTGGTAGAATGATATCTACTGAAAAAATAGAAGTAATTTATAAAAAACAACCTTTTGTTCTCTATAAAAATGAAAAATATCCAATCTACAATCTTCACATACATAACAAAAAAGCTATAAATGACTTTTTATGATATTTGATAACATTATTACTTCAGACAAATTTATAGATATTTCCCATAATATTATTTCTAGACAAAAAACCTTTATTAATCATAGTCCCAAAAAAAACATTTTTTTTGTTAAAACAGATTTTTTAGACTTCTTTGTTTGGAATATACTACCACAAATTTCATACCCCTTTTACATTATAACGCATGAATCCGATCACGAGGTACCTGGCAAATATGAACGGTTACTAGAGCACCCCCTTCTAGTAAAATGGTTTGGTATGAATGTGCAAATACTTCATGAAAAGCTACAACCAATACCCATAGGCCTTGCATGTTCCTTATGGCCTCACGGTGATATTAAGACATTATTAAAGGTAATTAAACAAAAAAATGCCAAGGAAAACTTGATTTACTGTAACTATAAAACTGAGACTAATATTACTGAGAGAGAAAAAGCACTTCAATGCCTACAAAACAAAAGCTTCATTACTTTTGACTTTAACCATCATACGTTTGAAGAATATCTAATTATTCTAAGCAAATATAAGTATGTAGTCTCCCCACCAGGTAATAGTATTGATTGTCATAGGATCTGGGAGTCTATTTATCTAGACACTGTACCTATTTGTCTTAAGAGTGTAGCTATGGTTTATTTTAGAGATTGTCCTATTTTGTTTATTAATGATTGGAATGATATTACAGAACAGCTTCTAAATGAAAAATATAGCTCATTAGTTTCTAGAAATAAAGAAAAATCAGATTTTATTTTTTATAAAAAATTGTTATCTACCTAATTCCTTCAAATAATCATCTAAACATTCATCCCAGTTTCTCATTCTATTTAATCCTAACGCATTAAGTTTAAAATTAATAAGAGCTTCCGAATATGGTCTAGTTGCAAAATACTCTTTGCTAAAATAATCAGAACTAACTTCTTTAACGATGATTTCTTTATTCACCTTATTGCATAGGTACTTCGCAACATCATACCTACTACATTCACCATCACATACTAAATTATAAAGACCTGGTAGTAGCCCACCACGTACTAGAGTAAATATATTTTTAGCAAAATCATTTGTATAAGTCGGTGTTCCAAATTTATCGTTTACAGCAAAAATTTCTTTTTTGCCTGCATCAACTTGTTTTAGAATTTTATTAATAAATTTCTTGTCCTTAGCACCGCCACCCATCATCCACCCAGCTCTAAAAACATATGTATTGCTATACTTAAGTACTGCTTTTTCTCCTTCATACTTACTCTTTCCGTATATACTTAAAGGATTTGGAGTATCATACTCTGTATATAAATTTTGTTTTCCATCAAATATGCCTGCTGTAGAGACTTGTATAAAAGGTTTGTTTAGCTTTGAGGCTATAAAGGCTAATATTTCCGGTCCAAGCGCATTGGTCTTGTAGGATAACTCTGAATTTACTTCACAAAACTCTAAATCAGTCTCTGCAGCAAGATTAACAATTATATCCGGATTATGAGACTCAATACTTTTTTTACAAAAACTATAATCGTAAATGTTACCGTGCTTTAGCCATACTTCATTTAAATTTACATCATATGCATAAATATGATATTTACCGGAGAATGTATTATAGAAAGCTTTGCCAAGCATTCCTCCACATCCTATAACCCAGATTTTATATCTCATAGTATATTATTGAATTCTTGATTAATCTCTACTAATATTTCTTGACGCCTTCTCTGAAGTGCTTCACATCTTTCTCCGCCCAATCTTCTTTGTGACATGCTATTATTGCTATTGTTCGAAAAGTTATGATTCTTCATCCAGTCTAACCATAGCTCAGTTAATTCTGTTATTAGCTCGGAAATCCTATTTGGAATGATAGTAGGTTTTAACGTTTCTAACATGTGTATTCTCCTCTTTACGTTCAATTACATTTTTTATCTTCTCGTCTAGAAATTTAATTATAATTCCCCTATTTTCATTTAAAATATTCATTTTATTTTCGTTAGCAACATATTCATCATCCGTAACACTTTTATCATGAATTTTCTCTCGACTAGTAAATATTTTTATATTTTCGATAATTAACTTATCTATTAACTCTGCTATACTGTAAAGATTGGCCATTTAATTTTTCTCCTAGTTTTAAGAAAAGATCTGATACACTATTTACTACAGTTGTCTTACAATCCAAGTCTGAAAGTAACGTAGCCTCGCCTATATCATTTCTATTAACGACAATATATTCAAGATTGGGTCGCAAGAGATTAGGCTTTACCCATGTAGAGATAATGGTTGCATTGCTTGGACCGCAAATATAGTCACATAGTGTACTTAATTTAGCAGTTTTAAAGAGATCTGGATCTGAAAAATAGTTTTTTAAATTTATTAATCGAGAATGATTAATGCTTGTTTGAAGAGATGTGTATATTACTATATTTTCATTGCTTAATATATTTAAAATACCTGGTTCGTAATTACCGTTATCCGATTGGCCGGAAGTGGCAATTTGATTGAAAATTAATATTTTTTTATTGCTGCTGCTTATAAAAGGTATACTACTCAAATCTACACTTTCTTCGTAGAGATCGAGTATATAATTCTTTTTATTTTTCGCTATATAGCTTATATCTATATTAACATTATATTTTTTATTAAAATTATCTAATAAAGTTTCAAAACATTTTAAATGCAGGTCAAAATTGTACACAATATTATTAATTTTTAATGGTTCTCTATAATTATTGTAACCAATATTATCAGACGGTTGAATACAGGGTGGTGCAAACCATGTGTTGATATACAATATATCGTTCTCAATAAAAGCCTCTTTACATTTTCCGTTACTCTCAAACCTATCGAATAAACTCGATATAGGAATATGCTCGTCAACAATATCCTTTATATAGTCATAAGAATAATTGTTTGAAAGGGCTGTACGTGTAGCAGGCAACTGTTTAATTATTTCTTTTATAAAAATTTTTGCAATAAGAGTATCACCTAAATGACCGTGATTAAAGAAAACTATTTTCTTAAGATTTAAATTTTTTTTTTTAGGTAATACTGAAAGATAGCCTTCGTGTACAAATATTTTTTCTATATCATGAGAAGTAGAAAAAGCATCATATATAAATTGTGAATCTGTTCCTATAATATTTTTTCTTGTATCTAGGGAAAGCCCGCAATCTTTTACATGCTCGTCAAATGATTTTATATTAGGTAAATTATCCTCATAGCATCTCAAGTCATCTATTAGAATTACATCCTCATACTGACCAACACGCTGGGCAAGAACTGATACTTCTTTTTCGAGAGGTATTCTCTTATCTTTATCTTTCTCACCATTTAAATCGACAAAATACCCGGGGAAATGTGCGTCAAGCCAAAGAATAATATTACCATCGATGTTTTTAATTATACCGCCCAAAACATCTGATGAAGATCCTTCCACAATTTCTATTCGTAAATCATTCTTAAATCTTTCCCTAGCTTTTATTACCAATTCGGGAGTTATCTCAATAGAAATAAGCTTTTTAAAATTGTACTTTGCAGCATGAGCAAGCGAATCACCCAGATATGTACCTGTCTCGATAAAAACTTCAGCATTGTGTTCACGCTTTAATTTTTCAAGATCAAAAAAACTTATATGTCCCATATTTAACTTATCTTCTTCAGCCAATAATTAAGCAGATCGTTTAGCGTGGTATCAAGATCATAGTCGGGCTTCCACCCGGTTATGTTAATGAGTTCGTCACAATCCCCATGTTGGTAATGAATGTCTATTGGTCTGTAAAGCTGATCACTAATCTTCTTTTCTATATTTGTTAGTTTACTAAACTCTATTAACTTATCGGTATAAACACCCATTTCATATGGCGTATCGCCGGAAACATTAAATATTTTTCCGTTAGAATTATTATTAAGCATTAACAAATAATAAGCATTTACTATATCTCGTACATCAAGAACAACGCGAACTGACTTTAAGTTACCAACTAAAAGTATATTGTCTTGAAGATCTTTTATCATTTTTGCTATTTGATAGGCATCGGAAGAAATAGAAAATGTTTTTCCGCGGCGCGGGCCAGTATGGGAGAATGCCCTCGTAATAAAACCTCTAATTTTTTTATTTTTAAATCTTTCCTGCAAATACAGATCAATAGCAGCCTTACTAGCCCCATATGGGTTTGCTGGTAACAGTTGATCGTCAATTTTAATCCTACGACCATCTTTACCAACATTACCATATACCTCAGATGTACTGCAAAACATTAGCATGCATTCTGGTTGGTTATCCATTATTGCCTGAATTAAGTTAACGCTACCATCGACATTTGCACTAAATGTACCTATAGGATCAATAAAACTTGTAGGTGGGTGTGACTGCGCAGCTAAATGAAATACACCATCAAATTTATTATTTTTAAAAATATCATTAAGTGTTCTAAAATTCGTAAGATCGCTATATAGGAATTTTATTTTTTGAAAATTAGCTTCAGAAACTACATCTAAAATATCAGTTTCACGACCATTACTATTACGTACTAATCCAAAGACTTGATGGCCATTATTAATTAAAAGATTGACCAAATGTGGCCCTGCGAAACCAGTAATACCAGTAATAAGATACTTCATGCTATTATTATATTGTAGCTCCAGTGTAAATCAAGAATTATGAGTTAGAGCAAAATTTCCATGTCTTGCTGTAAAAATCGCTGCAATAATTTAAATTAACTTCATTATCGTTTTGTTTTAATCTTGGATATAAATTTACATTTTCTAGCTTCATTGCTGCTATAATATATGAGAAGCTAGTATCTACGGTGTGTATTTCTTTAGCATTCTCTATTATACCCATCCAATCAAACACACGCACACCTTCTATATATTCTAGTTCAACTACAGGTAGTTTATCGGGTTTTTTAAAAAAAATATTTACTGCACAATCATTTGGTGGTGTACCGAATTGTCTATTAATAAAGATATATTCTGAGTTTTTTGTAATATTAAGTTTTTTAAAGAGTGCCTCTTCTCTTTCAGTGTTACGTTTAATTTTTATATAATTTACCCAATCACTATAGTCTAGATTAACTAATTTATATTTTGATCTCATTACTCCGTTATCACCAAAACTACAGCCATCAGTACATATAATAATACAGGTATCCGTCTCTGTTATATGGCAACTATGACTATTATTGTAATGATTCTTTAAGTCAAAGTTAGATTCTACATTTATATATTCGCAGTTTTCAAGATATTCTTTCAAATAACTATACGTAGATACAACAGGCCAAACTACTCTATGGCCTAACTGTTTATAGTGTTCGGCAATCTTTTGTATAAAGAGTATATCACCTAACCCGGCTGATTGTTTTATTATAACTGTTTTTTTCATAATGATGTAGTGTGTACATCATTGTATAAGTCTAATAGATCTCTCTCTATCTTTGTAAAACTGTATCTTGTCTTGTAGCGCTCAAGACTCTTATTGACCTTATCTTGATAATAAAATTTATCACCTTCAAGCTTTTTGAGCTCTTCTGCATATTCTGTTGCATTATTAACTAGTAAACCGCAACCTTCAATCATTTCCTTGTGACCCATATTTTCTGCAGGATGAGATACAATAGGCTTTCCATTATAAAGAGCTTCAATCATACAGTTTGAGCAAACTTCACCATCAGATCTTGCATGTGCATAAACATTTAATGCGCCAAGAAAATTATGTATGGTTTCTAAATCCTTAGCATGGTCTAGAAATTTAATATTTTTTATACCTATTTGCCTGGCATATTTACGATGTCTATCTGCACCACCTAGTAATACAAAATAGTTATTCCTACTTTCAATAGTTTTATAGGCATCCATTGACATAGAAGAGAATAGTCCGTCCTCATTTCTTTGATGATAACCATATACGAATACATCTTCTGGAATACCTAGTTCTTTGCGTAAGGTAGAAGGTTTTTTGCTGGGTACGTCAACTATCATAGGTATAATAATCATACGTGACGAATCTCCACCGTTTGCTATCCATTGATCTGCCTGCCAATTACAAAAAAGAATAGATTTTGCTACATTAGCCTTTCTCTCAGCATGTATGCTTGCAACTCTGTCAATCATCTTTATCTTGTTAATTAAATTAAAAGGATATTCCGGATGACCACCTCTTGCAGTTTGTAATATATCATATTTTGATTCATCAAAAAGTTCCCAAAAATTGGTATCAATCCACTCATAGGGAAATATATCCCCAACACGTTGACCAACATGGATAGGTAAAGTTTTGATACCAAAAGATTCAACAAATTCTTTTCTTTTTAATGAATTATTAGCGTGTATATAGCCCGATCTAATATATGGAGCTGCATTTGTAAAGTAGTAGTCAACATTGTGGCCGTTTTTTGCCAGTATACTCGCTAAAGTCTGTAAATCTTTTTCAGTACCTCCGGCAGCAAGCCCTCCAAATTTTACTACTGCAATATTCATATTACTACTTAACTTATAAACCTAGAAGGCAACAAAGCTTAGCTAGGATATTAGTGGGCATAAAATCAAAAAATCTATTATGAACCCCTACACTATTAATTATATTACTAAATTTTTGTTCATCTTTATCCAGTTCAATAATATAATTAGCCATCTCCTCTAAACTGTTGAAATCATTTGCGTATATTATTTTTTTCATATTAAAAAATTCTTTAACCCTTTCGCCTCCTTTATAGAGAGGAACTGTATTGACTGATAAAGGTTGAATAATTTTTTCTGTATTATAACCTGAATGATACGAGTTCTCAAAGGCTATAGTAAATTTATAGTCTCTTAAGACATTTATTTTTTCTTGTTCTGAGCCCCTAATAGGGCCTCCAACATTATTATTTAATCCACCGTAGCTATCTACTTTTTTATATTCATTCAGGAGGTCAAATATCTTCAATCTATCTTCTATAGGATTATTATTAATAAAGGCACAAAATTTAATTTTTTTAATTATCCCTGAATTTATTATATCATTTACGTCGCATAAAAATGTAGGATTAGATGGAAGTTTATTTGGTTGTTTTTGATGAAACCAGTTTACAAATAATACCCAGAGAGGAAAATATATATTTTTATCTTTTTCATCAAGCTGCGAAAGAGACACATCGCAAGGCTCTGATAAAGGATTTCTAAAGTGATGGCCAGTATTTTCACCACAAACAAAAACTTTTTTACAGTTATATCTTCTATTGTTTAATCCAAAAACCGAGAAAAAAAGAATATCTGGATTAGGATCTATAACTACATTGTATTTTTTACTTAATAGGCTAACGAAATAATTGTTGTGGTGATTAAATTGAAACTGATCATATCCCCACATATCTTCAAAATAAATTTTTAATGTCTTCATCTTTGTAGTGAGGAGGGTATCTGTTTCTCCTCTGTAGCTTGTAGAATTCCGGGTTCCGCATAGCATACCCTTAATTTTTCTATATCTATTACCTGGTTCAACTTAAAATCATATGCACACTGATTGCTTAATAGGTGAGGGTAAATATTTTTAGCCGCATCTAATGTAAGCATGTAGCAGTGTGCACATCTGCTTCTATAATCTGGTGCATAATAAACATGTTTATCTTGCTTAATATCTCTTGCAGAAATATTACAACATTTTCCTAGGAAAAGAATATCACCTTTGACATCTATAAATTCATGAAGACATATCTGAACATAATTTTTAAAATTGTCCGGTAGCAAGACATCATCTTCTAGAACTACTATATACTCAATCTTATGTTTAATTTGTTCTTCTATTGCGTGTTGTTGTTTACGATATAGTGAATATTCATTTATATTTTTAAAAGATGAATCTTTCGGAAGAGTTAATGAGCTGGGATGATACCCGCAGATCCAGATTGGATATATATCACTGTCGAGAAATATTTTGTCTAAATACACTTTTCTGTCAAGAAGATCAGGATGATGAAGACAGTAATAAACCATTCATATATTATAAAATTAAGATTAATAAATCAATATTACACTGCCGTAAACAGAGGAATATAATATGTGGCACCATTAATAACAACCGGCAAACCTGTTGCACCCTGAGTTAGGGTTAAACCAGTAGAAAAATTAACTGCGGAAGTAGGAAACCCGTAGGTAGAGTCTATTAAATTACTGAAATCATCTCCTGTTGGTGTTGTTTTAGAAGCAAAAGATGATTTTAAATTTCCTGAAGGTAGTACTGCCATATCTTATTTATACCTGGAGCTGCTGGGATTTGAACCCAGGTCTTGAAATGATTTACTTATAATTACTACAAGTTTATCTTAGTTAAACTTCAGAATGTGTAAAACTAAGCAAAACACATTCGATATGATGATTTTATACGCTTGGCAGACAATCATCATAACACACCAAGTCGAGAGCTTGTAACACACCTTACCTTACTAACTCTATCCTACAGTAAGATGATCGAGTAGTTAAACTAGCTCGAGTTCAGCTTCTGCGTCTTCAAAGCCATACTGTGCAAGAATTGCATCAGCTTCTTCGAGACTCATAGCCATGTCGAAGTTTTCCTCGGCATTTTTATGTAATGCTATTTTTTACTGGCATGCCCCAGTACTTGCAACTAAAAGCTACACAATTCAATCGATTCCATTCAGCCCCAGTTATCAAAGATCTAGTAATATTTATAAATGATTTTTTATATAAGTCAAGGATAATCTAAAAAACCTATTTGCTTTAATGGTATTGGCCTTCCACTATTATCTTCAACTGTCTTACCATCTATATAACCGGCCATGTAATTGCCATGACCAGAGCGAGAACCACTATAAAAGACAGGTGTTACTAGTTTTTTCTCCCCGTTCACAACAAGAAACCTTTTACGTTCGTGTGTAACACGCTTTCCGGCATTGCCTGCGTTTTTTGGAGCTACCATATTCTATTTATAATTCTATAAGCTTTTTTTGCTGACTTGTGGTATTAGCTACGGTTTTGGCCAACTCCCCCTTAATAGTAAATATAGGATTACACTCTCTTAATGCAAAAAAATCTTCAAAAGCCTTTTTATAGCCGGTCTCAGTACACCCTGGGTAATCAATATGTTCAGCGTAGTTTTCCGTAGATAAAAACTCTACATTTTTATCTTTTAGAAATTCTAAAAAATCATTACTATCTGAGCATACAAACAAATTTTTTGTTTTAATCTGTTCTTGTATTTTTTCATATACATAATCAAAGGAAATTACTCTATTAAAATCATGGTCTGGCCAATTGCTTTGATTACCACCAAATCTCGCGCTTAAACCGATACATTCCTTATTCTTGGTTATTGGGGTAAATTTTGGTTTAAAGAGTTCTTCAAAAAGCGCTCCAAATGTTTGGTTTATTTTTAAATGATTTATAAAATTTATATTACATCTAATTTTAACTATGTCTTCTGGAAAACTGTCCTCGTTGAGCGCCTTTATTCTAGGTAGATGAATATTAAAATTTTCATTATCAATTAAGAAATAATTTTCTTGAGTTTTACCTTCTATGGGTCTAGGTAACCAGTTGTATTTGTTTGATTCTACAGCAGACGTGAGTTTAAATGGATACGTCCAATTTATGATAAAATCTCTCTTTAAAACTTTTGCTAATGCGTATGTTGAGATAAGACCCTTGAATCTGTCCGCTAATCCACCAGCAGGTCTTCCAGTACATTCAAATATTACATATTTCATGCGATAATTTAAGTTGTTTTACCTGTAAGGCAACAAAAAAAAATACCGAGGTAACTCGGTATTTAATTTTCTGCGAAACTCTCGCAGAGGGAGGTATTAAGCGACCTGAAGACCGTTGCGACGAATCGCACGGGTCAGATCACGAGCATCAACACGACGAATCGTCGTTGCATACTGATTCTTCTGCTCGAGAACGCGGGCGCGCTTCACAGTGAATTGACCATTACGGGAACGCTCAATCTTAACGTAGAACGTCTTCGCGCGAAGATCCTTGTTTGTATAATCGATTGACATTTTCATTCCTCCTTTCATGCTATTGATAATAACATATGATATGAATAAATCAACATATAATGAACGACAGAATAAATACTATTATGAGAGATTGCGTATTAATGAGAGCAATGTTATACTTTTTTATAGCAGCAATCCCTACATTAATGATTGATTTGCAGCAGTATAAATCGTTCTCAGATATTTCAGACATTTCATTGGCAGTAATATCTGCAAATTTTGTTCTTCAAGGCTTAATTGCTGTACGCGCGTTTATTGATCAGTCAATTAGTCGTACTCATAAAGAAAAAACAAATAAAAAACTGGAATTATTAAATGAAAAGACTAATTAATAATATGAATATATTATTACCTTTTGCATTAATGGTTATTCTCGCAGGCTGCACCTCCACAAATTCTGGTGAAGATAATCAAACCGGGGGTACCACAGTTACCCCTAAGCAGGCCGTGGAAAATGCTCTACCCTATATCGCTCCTGCAATAACTCTTGCTTGTACTGTTGTACTTGAACAGGCTGTTTCTGCTGATGATAGAGTAGAGAAGGCTAAAATGATTAATCATGTGGCTTCCATTGTTGAAAGCCTTACAAGAGGGTCTACTCCTACTCCCGATCAATTGCAGAAGGCATTAGTTGATTATCTTCCTCAAGAAAAAACACATTGGGTAAAGTATGTCACCGTGGTTAAAGACATTTATGCCGCTCAATTTACCAAGCTTGATGGTGATGCAAAGCTATGTGTTGATGTGCTTAATGCTATTGCAAAGGGTTGTAAGACAGCAACCGACGAATACGTACAATAATGCCTGGTATAGCCGAAGCAATTATAGGTGCCATTTCTGGGATATTTCAAGCTATAAATAATCTTTTTGGTCATAAAAATACCAAAGAAATGAAAGATAGGCAGATTAAACAAAAAGAAACTGACTTTCAAAATAAAATAGAGAAAGCAATTAAGGAGAAAGACATTGAAACTATTCGTAAGCTTTTGTCTGAGTAGTTTTTTATTAGCTAGTTGTGCCACAATTACTCCAGATAAAGTAGAAGACAGTACTGCTTCTTTTGATTCAACCACACCCGTTAATTACGATAATTTAAACTCCGGTATTATTGGATTTACGGAAGATGGTAGTTTAATTATAACAACCTTTGGTGTTGAACGTTATAACAGTCTTATTGAACAATATAAGCTAAGATTTAAAGAATTTAAAGGAGTAGAGTTAAAGAA